AGATGTCCAGTTGACGGCGGCATCAGAGTTGCTGGACTGGAGGATTGTGGTACGAGCTAGTGTCGTGCCAGACGCCGTATAGGTGCCGATACCGACCTCGAAATCTGTGCCATCAGTGCAGCAATAGTAGGTTGTATTAGAGTTACCTATCTCAGAGAACGCCTCAAAACCAGAAACGGCACCGGCCAAAGTGTATGTGCCAGTGCCGGTGGTGGTCGTCGTTTCCTTGACGCGGTCCTTTAGAACCAGTGCCATTTTACTTCAACTCAATAGTTAGGTTTGATGCGTTGATGCGGAAGATGTCGCCGGTAGCGATTGACTTACTTGCATCCAAAGCACCGATAAACAAGACATTACCGCCGGATCCTAGCGTATCAAGACTGGCACTTGCATGCGTCGCGATGAAAACATGAGTGATCACATCGGTTCCGCCACCACCAGACGCCGCAAAATCAATGTTGGCGGCATTTGTAATTGTCTGCTGGTTTGCTGTATCTGTGGTTAGTGTCCAGTTTGACGCCGTAACCTGCACTCTTGCATAGCTGGTAAAGTCCGCTTCAGTAATCACGGGGGTGCCGGATTCACCAGTAGAATCGTCAAAATTAGACACCGCCGTCGCCAGCCCGACATAGATACTATCGCCCGGTGAACTAAAAGATGCGGCGTTATTTTTGAAAATAAAGCTAAGAAGCCTATTCTCCAAAAAACTGGTTGCTGCGTTTGCTGTAGCCATCGTTTCTACTCCTTATGTCCGAGGCCGATCTGGCAGACCTCTACGATAAGCGTCTGCATTTTCTCTCGCTTCCGCGAGATCCTTTAATCTACTAAGAGCTTCGCTGAACTGTTTATCGTACAACTGGAGCATGTCAGGCTCACCCTTCATGTAAATATACGCCTCATACAAAGATCCGTAAAGCAGGGCGTTGGGAGCGTTTTGGCTGATCCATGTTTTGGGGTTTGTAATAGTGCCGGTAGTAGCAGAAGCACTACTTCCTAAACCGCTTAAAGTTTCAGTCGTTCCATAGGACGAACCCACGCCCACGTTGTTGGCTAAAAACCCTGTCCCGGAAAAAGTGCGAGGAAATAATTTCAAAGTGCCTGTGCTACCCGCCCCAGCTTCGAAACTCAAGACCTGTGCAAGAGTTTCACTTGTTGCACCCTGGACATACTCCCCCGCCGAAAATGTCCCAGACACCCCACTAAGATTTAAAATGATTGGTTCATCTACTAACGATACAGGGCGATAGTAGTAATGTATCTCACAAGTGTAATTACTATCGGGGGTGGGGGCTAAAATAACATTGCTAGATTTTGGCGGAACAGTCACAGCGTCAACCGAATCAAACATAGCGTAATATTTCGGTGTGCCTGTCGTTGCCGGATTCGGATTGTACTCCTGAATGAAGTTTACGTCCTTGTGCAGGAGAAACTCCTTCGAGCTACCGTTCGTAATCGACAGCGAGAAGAAAGCCAGAAAGTCCGTCGGCAGGGACAGATACTGGTCGTTCTGCGTTACCGCGCTTGTAGCATTCTTGCGGAAGACCTCGAGATCCACCAGCTTAAAGATGCGGTCCTCGGCTGCACGGATGAATGTCGGCAGGTTCGTCACGAAAGACGTTTCCGTGTTCTCCGTGTAATCCTGAATCGCTGTTTTTAATTGTGCGTAGGTAAAGCTCATCAAACACTCCTACACTATCGTTATGTTCCCAACCATACTGGAGTGGTTGGTACATTGATACACAAGTGACGTGTCGCTTGGCTCATGTGGAACAATGAACTGCGTCAAGCCAGTGGTGGAGTTATAGTTTTCTGTTACACCCGTTGTAAAAGCAGACCCACCATTAGATGTTCTGATTTGCAGTGGATGACTGCTAACGTAAGAAGAGTTGTCGATTAAATATGTATGACCTTTGTAAAAGGTAAAGTTAGGGTTATTACCAGCGGTGGCACCTGGGCCAGAAAAAGTGTAGGCAGAACCCGTAGCTGCCGTGGTTGTGTATTTGGTTATAGGGCCGCTTACTTCGTCACTCAAGCGTAGCCAAGCTCCGCCGTGAGCAAAATACATCGCTCCGAGCGCATGAACATGAGCAATAGCTCCGTGGTATGTTGAGGCACTAGGCAAATCACTGAAAGCTGCATAGTAAAAAACAATCTTGTTTGCGCCAGAGCTAACATCAAAGAGACCATTCGCATCTATGATATCAGTCAGCACGCTAGAACTGTTTCCTAACGCAGCGTAAATTTCGTTAAAGTTATCGTTTATCTTGTCAGCGCCAGCACGAAGAGTGTCTCCAGTGCCATCATTCGCGCTTGATCCTATCCCTACTGTCTGCTTTGCCATTTAAGCCTCGTCAAAAGTTTTGGTGCTCGAATCTAGCGTAACGCTGGATGAATCAAATGTCGTGACACTGGTAGCCACAGCCGCAGCACTTACCGTAAACGCCGTTCTTAGCACCGCTATGGTTGCTGCCGACCCCACATCGACAGTCGCATTCTCACCTCCCCCGCGTTGATTACCCGTGGCTGCGATGCCGGACGACGCGCTAAACGTGTAAAGGTTAGAATCCGTGACAGTAATCGTGTAACCACTGGACTTCTCCAATACTGTTTTTGTGAATCCATCAAACGACCTCGTTTTTTGGAACTTTACAATATCTCCTGTCGTACGTCCATGAGAAGGCTCAACCACTGTGACAACGTCACTACCCGCAGAACCAGATAGGAAAGGATTTAACGGCAACAAACGGGAAACCGCAGTTTCCGTGCTTTGATCTGGGCGTGGATCATGGATAGCCTGCGGATCTGGCCCCACACGAATCGGCTCTAGCTGCGGGTGCTTCGGCTCATACTCATCAGGACCAACTTTAGAACCGTTCCACTCCGTAACCATTTCAACGAGTCGATACCTAAAGCCGGATCGATCTGATATCCCGTAAGCATCCTTGCCTGAAGCAAACCGTGCCATCAGTTTATCCTTAGATACTGCATGCTAGGCTGTAGCTTCAAAGCTACACGATCTTCGTCTTCGTCTGCCGCACGTTGGAATTCTTCTTCGTACACTGCTTTCAAAAGCTGCACTCTCTCTGGCGCCTTCTTCATGGCGGTGTAGTACGCGAGACCTGCAACCATGCACGGCAGGAATCGGAACGGTGCGTCAGTGGTGTTAACCAGTGCGTCTGCATCCTCTATGCGCTGCACATAGTAGTACACAATGCTGTCACTAGAACTGTCAGGTGTAGGCCACAATATGATCTCTGGTGTGGTCTGTCGGCTGTAATAATACTGACTTGGACGACCTGTCTGTGACTTGTTGGGGAGATACAGGTACTCGCTTCTGGACATACGATCTAACTGATAGTCCACGCTACTGCGTCGTAGCACGACCTCTAGCAAGTCAGTGTATGTGGTGTTGAAGGCATACGTTGCCGTGCCAGAAGTCAAAGCCTGTGTCGCTTGCTTTACGGTCCAGAGATTCAGCCCACGATTTGCCCAATCAGCAAACATCAGGTTCAAGGAACGTCGAGCCGTGCGTGCATCGTAACCAGTGCGAACCTCAAGGCCGCACCGTTCGTATGCCTCTTCTATGATCTCAGCAACGTCGAGATCAAAATCCCTTGAACCTGATGTAGTCATTTTTTATCTCCCGCATACAGATTGTCGAAAATCTGATTTACGTCCAAAGTGTAGTCTAAATCAGACTTGGAATAGTGAACATGCTGCGAAGGTCTAAAATCAGGAGCACCTGACCCCGTCTCGAACCATGCCGGGTGTGTTACCCGTACTCTGTTATTAGGCAGAGCAATCATATTCCCCGTCCATTTCCCTGCATCCAACAACTCTAGCACATGACTTTGCTTATGTTGTGCAGGGTCGTCTGCTACCTCACTGTCAGTGTAATCAACTGTAAAGTAGTATTTAGCCGGGTACATCTCTCCATCTACCTTTGCCAGCCAAGGACACGGCTGTGCCCTGTCTAACACATAGACTGCATGAGTATGAGACATGCAATCCCAAGGCTGTGCATAGTGAACCGGCATTGGTTCAGGCCATTCATCTAGCGGTGTGTCACCGACTAATGCTGTTATGGGCATCCTTGCCCACATTGCGCCTCCGTGGACGTTGTCTTCACCGGTGTCGTCCACCTCACACCCGGTGAAGATTGTTTGAAAACTTAAACAACGATTCGGCATCGTCGTGACGGCTATCGCCATCGCATGAAGGAATTCCCCGTGGTGGTCATCGTGATTGCAGGTATATTCCCTTCGCACCCAGCACTTGAAATGCGGGATGTTACTCTGAAGAAATCCCACGTTTTATCTGCTCCTGCTTGCTCCACCACGACGCATCTTTCTGACGCCACCACGGGCCATGCCCTTTTTCTTCATGGCACCACCACGAGCATAACCTTTTTTCTTCATAGCGCCGCCCATCTTGCGCTTGGCAACGCCACCGCGCTTCATGCCTTTTTTCTTCATAGCGCCGCCCATTTTCTTTTTAGCGACTCCACCACGCTTCATGCCTTTTTTCTTTTTATGCATCGCCATGATAAATCTCCTTTAGCGATTTCTGGTGGGCATCTGCCCAGCACCAGCCATTTCTTTACGAGGCGAACACATCATGCCGCCCTTCTTCATGCGAACCGTGCCACCACTTTTTTTGAACCCCATCTTATTGCGGACGGCTGTGGGTAACTTGGGCAACCCTTTGTTGTCGGGGGGTATGTCTTTTAGAGCCATTACTTTTTCTTCCTTCTCAATGCTTTTACACGACGCGGCTTGCCGGCCGGCTGACCGATCTTAGCCTTCTGACGAATTCTACTGCGCTTTTCCTTGGCAGTCATCTCTGATGCTGTTTTGGGGGTTTTGGACGATATCCTCTTAGTGGGGCGGCAATATGGAGTACCCCGTTTTTCACCTTTGCGACGCCCACACGGCTTACCAGTCCTCTGGTCCGTCCACTTTTCTTTGAACCATCTTTTAAGCGCAAGACCACTTTTTGTTTTCCTTACCGCCATTAGAGCCTACCTTGATGATGTAAAATTAAAAGAACTAGAGCAGCTAAGATGCCGGCAACTACAATCAGAAAGAACGTAACCACAGCCACCTCAAAATGATGCTTACGTTTTCGTATACGCTCTTGTTCCGCCTCTCGCCTTGCTACCCTAGCCTTTG